CACCACTCCTATGTAGACTCGGCATCAGGTTGTCAGCTAATACCGTCTGCACCTTCATGATTACAGACCAGTGCAACCATAAGACATTGACATGTAGCTATTACTAACTACAGGGATTACTCCCATTGGACCAGACTCCGTAGTCGTTCCCAGGTCTTGATTGCTCTTGACCGTGGAACACGAGTATCAGATTTTCTTCTGATAAACACCTTGGCGTCCTTAGGCAGAGCTGAAATGTCTGCCAAGATCCTGTCAACCCGTCTTGTCCAGTTTACCAACTCTTCAGATGTTACATCCATTACTGGAGTACCATCCTTAAGTTGTTCACCTGAACAAAGGTCAGCAGAAGCAAGACGCTTCGCCTCCAAAAAGAGGGCTTCTAATTCGGCCATCTTATTCTTCAGATCAACCGCTGCAGGACGAAGGACCCATTTCTGGGCCAAGTCAAACAGCGTTCTGGTCGGAAGGATAGTGGTTGGAATAAATCCAGGTCCACTCGCCTTCCGGGAAAGCATACTCTCACGAGCCTTCAATTGGTTCTGAAGTAAGTTCTCCATTCTCGCCAGGTACGACTGGAGTATTCTCCAGTTGGTCCCGTACCTAACAGGTTCTCCTTTAGTACCAGGTGTTCTCTTATAGAGCCAATCGATTAGATTGGTTCCTAAGAGTCCACCGGGCCTAGTAAGGAAAACTAAAAGCCCTCGAGCACGACTTCGATGTGCAAGAAGAGACTGTAGTCTCCCCAGCACTCTGTAACCGAACCCGTAGCCCCGGAGAATATCAGTTACCCGACATTCCCAGATTCCCGGGATCTTTGCCAACGCCGCTTCAAGACAAGCCAGATTTCTCAGGCCCGCCAGGAATCCCTTTTGAGAGATTGGCGTAGCATCGACCCCTCGTACTACAGTACGTTTGGCAAATTCAAAGGTCCCATTATTACTAATGAGAGACTTCGACTCCTGGATTTTAACCCGGAGGACTTTCGTCATAAGCCAAAGGTATCTACGAGCAACGGCTTTGTCAGCAATGACAATGTCGTCCCCAAGTACGGCGTAAGCGCCGAACCAGCTACGTCTTCCCTTTAATACGGACCAGGCAGCGATCTGAACCACAAGATGGTGAGTCAAGGCCAACATCGCCCATGACGAGTAGGCCCCCATTGGTTGACCACAAGCGTATTTCACGCTTGTAGTCGGGAGATTGTATTTCTCAGCAGTACGCCGAGAATAACTATACTCTCTCCCAACCAAGAGGGTCGCCCAAAGACGAGCCGCCTTTTCCCCTAATATATACCCCAAAAGAGTCTCCTGGAGAACCAGGGGGAGTCGATCAGTGGCCGAGGAAAGGTCATAAGAGAACAACTCTTTATAACCTAACTCGACAAGCCTCCGGATGGGGGCTTCCTGATCGAATGTCCCGTCTTGAGGGATAACCTTCAAGATCGAAAATATCCAATCATGGAGGGGTTTCATTAGTGACTGCGTTATGCAATCAACCATTGCCACCACACGAACCTTC